AAACCACTGCCATTACCATCGGAGGTTTGGATCAATAGGCCGGTGCCACCCGGCCCAAAGACAGAGGAAGGAAGTCAGTAAATTCTTATGCCGGGTGTCTCAAAGTGCTTGACACGCGCCGCCGCGCGGCAAAAGGAGGAACTCAAGCGGAGGAACGTCTCGAGCGGAACAGTGGCCCAAATGTCTGTTGTATCCAAGGCGGTGTAATGAGCGACGCACGGAATAGTCCCAGTATCAAGGGCGGCCGCTGAGCGACCGCCCTCTCGTCTTTCACGCGCCGAGGGGGCGCGACTACTCCACGCATCCCCCGAACTCCTTGCAGCAGGCGTCCGCGAAGTTGCAGTACTCCCCGTGCACAAGTTGCTGTTGCGGTTGGGGAAATAGAGGCCTTTCCGCCTGTTGGGGCGGTACTGATATGGCCCGCCTGCTCAAGCTGAATGAAGGGACCCGTGGACCAGATGTGCTGGTAGTTTCGCGCGAGACCCCGAGGCCGCGCGGCACCGATACCCCAGTGGAACTGGCTCCACGCCTCACGTTCGAGGCCCGGCGCGTTCTGTTCCGCGAGCGCCAGGACAGCATTAGAATCCGGCGATGCGGCCAGCGAAACGGACCATGAAGGTAGCGATCTACGCCCGGGTCTCGACCATGGATCAGCACTGCGAGATGCAGTTGTCCGAGCTTCGGACTTACGTTACTCGGTGGGGCTGGGACGTGGCGAAGGAGTACGTCGACCACGGGTTTTCCGGCGCTCGGCGCGACCGGCCCGCGCTCATCCAGCTCCTGAAGGATGCCCACCTGAAGCAGTTCGACGTGCTGGTGGTGTGGAAGCTCGACCGCTTCGCCCGTTCCGTCCAGCAGCTCGCGGACTATTTGCAATCGCTGGACCGTCTGGGCATCCGGTTCATCGTGCCCTCCCAGTCGATCGACACGGACCAGAAGAGCCCCACGGCGCGGCTGCTGCTGAACATTCTGAGCGTCCTGGCGGAGTTCGAGCGGGACCTGATCCGCGAGCGCACCAACGCCGGCATTGCCGAGTACCGACGCGCCTTCGCCGCCGGCAAGGTGGGCAGGGAGCGGCATAGCAAGTCCGGCAAGGACTTAGCGCCGGGCCGGCCGCCGAAGGTGTTCCGGCGGGACGAGGCGGCCAGGCTGCGGGCGTCTGGCCTGAGTTGGCGCGTGATTGGCCGGCGGCTGGGAGTTCCGCAGTCCACCATCCGGAAGGCGTTGAAGGCGGCCTGATTTGGCCGTTTCCGGGTGTGCATAAACCTGGTCTTACCGGCGTGGAAAGCGCTGTTGAAAACAAAGGGTCAGCGGGCGGGAATTCCGCCGGGCGACAAATCACCGGTTTTGGCACGCGTAAGTCACTGAAAGCAAAGCGACAAATGGAAACCGCGCGGTTCCTGGCTCGCTATCCGGCCCGCTCGAGCACCCTCGAAAGCAGTGATCTTGCGGGACGCTGGTGCTTTCGGAGCAGCATGCGAGCATCGTAGACGTCCAGAAGCACCTCGGACACGCCGACATTCGGAGCCGGATGATCTACGCGCAGCTCACCGATGAGGCAAACCGCGAGCGCGCGGAGAGACTGCGAGACTGGCGCTAAAGGCCAAAATGTGTTCGAGAAGGGTTCAGAGGATCACCGGAGAAACCAGATGAAAGGTCAATATGCCTGTTTTAGCCAACAGCAAACATGAGCGTTTTGCTCAGGCCCTAGCCAAAGGCCTAAGCGCAACAAAAGCTTACATTTCGGCTGGGTATTCGAAGGCGGGCGCCAAGCAGAACGCGGCCCGTTTGCTGACCAATGCTGACCTTTGTGCGCGTATCAAGGAGCTGCAGGAGGCCCTCGCCGCCGGAACGATCGCTCTGGAGATCTCCCGCCGGAACTGCCGGATCCAATCCTACCAGCGCAATTGGGTCCGGTTGCAGCGTGCCCTGGACTTGCTGCTGGACGCGCGCGGCGAGGAGCTGAAGGACATCCCCGGCGGTGCCTCCGGCCTGCTGTACCGCGATTACAAGGGCAAGGGCGCCGACAGGCCGGTGTACAAGGTAGACCCAGCCATCACCGAGCTGGTGGCCGAGCTACGCGCGCTGGGACGCCAAGCGGCCGAGGATCTGGGCCAATGGGTGCAGAAGCGCGAGGACGCCAACGTCTCGCGGATCCTTTGGGAACGGATGGGCGCTGCTCGCCGGCGCCTGATCGCACTCGGGCTGGAACCGCTGGAGCCGGCACCGCCGCTGGAACTGGCGGCGGGGGCGCCTGATTGCAAGGCATGACAGTGCAGGTCCAAACCGAGCCCCTCCCAGCGGACGCGCAGGCCGATGCCCTCCTGATTGACCGACTGCACACGTGCTACGACGACCCGTACAAGTTCGTCATGATGGCGTACCCGTGGGGCGAGCCTGGCACCGCGCTGGCGGACTCCAGCGGGCCGGACGACTGGCAACGCGACTTTCTGCTGGAACTGGGGCGCGCGGTGAAGGCCCGCGGCTTCGACGGCGTGCATGCGGTGGCGCCGATCCGCGACGCGACCGCCTCCGGCCACGGCATCGGGAAAAGCACGCTGGTGGCGTGGCTGGTGGACTGGCTTATGTCCACACGCCGCGACGCGCAGGGCACGATCACGGCCAACACCGTGAGCCAGCTGGAGACGAAGACCTGGGCGCAGATTCGCAAGTGGACCGCCTGGTGCATCACCTCGCACTGGTTCGAGCTGACCGGCTCGGCCGTGCGGCGCAAGGGCCACGAGGCCACCTGGTTCTGCACGGCGCAGACCTGCAAGGAAGAGAACAGCGAAGCCTTCCAGGGCCAGCACGCGGCCCAATCGACCTCGTTCTACATCTTTGACGAGGCCAGCGCGGTGCCGGATAAGGTCTGGGAAGCGGCCGAGGGCGGCCTGACGGACGGCGAGGCTATGATCTTCGCGTTCGGCAACGCGACGCGCAACTCCGGCAAGTTTCACCGCGTCACCTTCGGCACGGAGCGCGATCGCTGGCGGCATCGGTCGATCGACTCGCGCACGTGCAAGCTCAGCAACAAGGCGTTGATCGCGGAGTGGATCAACGACTACGGCGAAGACAGCGACTTCGTGCGCGTCCGCGTTCGCGGCCTCCCGCCCACGGCGAGCGAGCTGCAGTGGATCGACAGCGAAAGGGTCGCAAAAGCGCAGCAGAATGCCGTTCATGTGCTGCCGGACGACCCGCTGGTAGCCGGCGTCGACGTGTCGGGCGGCGGCGCCGCGTGGAACGTGGTGCGCTTTCGCCGCGGCAACGACGCGCGCACGCTGCCGCCGATTCGGATCCCCGGGCAGGACGGACGCGATCGCCAGGTGATGATCGCCAAGCTGTCCGAGGTGCTCCGAGAGGAACGGCCCAGCCGCAAGGTGGCCGCCCTGTTCATCGACAGCGCCTTCGGGGCGCCGATCTACGAGCGGTTGCGCAGCCTGGGGTTCAGCAACGTGTTCGAGGTAAACTTCGGGGGCGCCTCGCCGGATGCGCACTAGCTCAACATGCGGGCCTACATGTACGCCCGCCTGAAAGACTGGCTGCCCCAGGGCGCGATCGACCGCAACGACGTCAAATTAGAGATCGACCTCACGGCGCCGGGCTACCACCTGAATCGGCAAAACAAGCTGGTGATCGAGAGCAAGGAAGAGTTGCAAAAGCGCGGTGTCGCCCCGATCGACGACTCCGACGCCCTGGCGCTGACCTTCGCCGCGGCCGTGGCGCCGCCGGAGGAGCAGAGCGAGGAAGAGGACCTGGCCGGCCGCTTCGTCAACTATGGCCGCTCGAGTTGGATGGCGTGAGACTCATCGGATTCACGGCCTGCTTCCACGGCGCCGTCTACATCACCGCCTGGATCCAGATCGACGACGTCGGGCTGGCGCTGAGCGCGTTCGGCTCGCAGCCAGCACGGCCGTGACAGTGAGCGGGGCGCGACATTCTCGAAGCCGCGGCCGCGCGCGCCGCCACCGTACTTGCGTTGGGGGCCGGCGAGACGCGAGCGTGGGCGGCGGCGAGGGTACGAAGGCGCGCCGCCCGGGCCCACCTTGCACGTGCACGAGAGTCTGGCGGACGCGGCGTTACCGCCTGGCCGCTTGCGCGCTCGGCCCGTGGCCAGTGCGGCGGAGCCGGGCGCGGAGCACAAGGCGCGGCGCTTGTCGGCTCGATCGGCCGCCGCTTCACCCTCGACGGCGCCTCCTGCGACGGGTTCGTCTGCGCGCGCAAGAGACAGCGCGCCACGCTGTTGCTTCCGATGATTTCTGGCGTCTGGTTTAGCCTGAGCATCGCGCTCACGGCTCGCCAATCAATGGAAATGCTTACTGAATCGGAATCTGAATGGGTGGGCTGGTCTGGCCGCCCGAGCTGATAGTGACCGGCACGCTGCTGCCCGTGGTAACTCCGGCGGGGATCACGGCATTCACCTGGTAGATCGCTGGAAACTGCGGCGTCAGGCCTTGGAAGAGAACCGTGGCCGTCTGGTTTCCGATCATCATCTGGATCGGGGCAGCCCAGGAAAGCCCCGTGGGTAACCCTCCATCGGCTACCGGCGGACTCACCGCGCCCAGCCCCAGGCAATACAGCACAATGATGTCGCCGGCGTGCGCCGGCGTGCTCGCAGACACCGTATAGGGAGGGCTGGCTGGGTAGTCGGAAGGATAGTCCGTGATTCCTCTTAGGTCGCCGTAGATGGTGGGCGCGGCGGTCGCCACGGTGACGTAGACCGGCTGCGAAATGGTGTCGTCGCGCTTCACCAGAATCTGCAATGGCGCGTTGAGGCTGTTATTGCCGAGCGAATACGGGACCACCGCGTTCACCTGCGCGCCGCTGACGTAATACAGCGGCAACGGCACGCCTTGGATGGTGACCGTGGTGTCCACCAGCATGGTCGATAGGGGCGGTGGAGGCGTCCCCAGGGCGGTCTCAGCCAAGCCCGAACCGTAAATCGAAATCGCCTCGCCCGGCGCCAGCGGCGCGAAATTAGCGCCGCCAAAGACGCTGATAATCCCCCCTTGGTCAAACGCCGGCGGCGTCTGCGAGGCCAGCGTCCCGTTGGTCTGCAGGTCGCCGGAGATCCCTTGGGGATCCACCGCATGCACCTTCAGGTTCACGCTGGCCGAGGGATTTTGTGTATACCAGGTGCCCTCCCACAGTCCCCCTTGCAGCGGTTGCAGGGTGGAGGTGGTATCGCCATTGGAGAAGCTGACTTTAACCGAGCCGGATTCGAGCGGCACGCCGCAATCATCTTCGACGAAGACTCCCAGTTTGACGCCATAACCGGTGGACTCGTTGAAGGCCTCGTTGGGCGCGGTCAGAATGGGCTGCAACTTGGTGGGGGTGCAGCCCACCGCGTCGGCCGGGTGGGTTGCGAGCGCGTTGCTCCTCGACATGCCGGCAGAAGAGATCCCGCCTGTGTTGGTCACAATCACCTTGACCGTCAAACTGATCTTCTACACCATGCCAGCGGAAGTGGTCCAGTTTCAATAGGTTGCGATTTTGAAAACGGTGTAGTGACACGCTTTCTCTCCACCTGAGCCGAACCGGACGCAAATTCAGCATGAG